TGCGGCGCGGCTTGCGTCTTGTCGATATTCATGTCAGCTCAATGTAAAGTTGCTGGTGCGGTGATCTGCGGTATAGGTGAGTCGGATCCACCCGGTTTTCTTTCCGTCTGTCGTGTTCTCTGCTTCAATACCAATCACCTGCAGATCGGTGACAACGCCGCCCAGCGTCGAGTTGGCGGCCAGGCGTTCAAACACCGCCTTGAGCAGCGGGTCGACCGCGAGGTCGCCGCTCTCACTCGTGCCGCTTGCATAGCATTCGACAGTGAGACGGGTCGTCCAGTCGATGGGCGCTCCGTTGATCGTGCCGCCAGTCGGCACCGACTGGTCCCACTGCACGCTGATCGCCAGCTTGTCCTGCTCTGGCACTGCCATGGCCCGCGCTCGGTAGATCGCGTTGCACACGGGCGGCTGCGCCTCCAGCGCCGCGATGACTGCGCTCACGATGCTTGCAAACGCGGTCCTCATGCGGCCACGGTCAGCGTGAGGATGGTCAGGCCGGTGTTGTCCGGGTCGGCGTCGACGATCTCGTAACGCACAGCGTCGATCGTGATCTGCTGCCCAACCGGCTCAGCCATGACCGCGCTGTCCGCGACGGTGACAACAGGGCTGCTGGACGCCACCCCCATGCCCAGCTGCGCTTCGCTGGCCAGGTTCCGGAAGATGCCCGGCACGACCGCGCCGCCGATCGTCACCTGCTTGTTAGCCAGGTGATTCAGGACGGCGCTGTTCGCGGCCAGTTGGAGATTGGCGAAGAGCATGCGCGTAGGTCAGCGGATGACGCCGTCGAGCAGCACGGTAGCGCTGCCCTCGGTGCCGCCCTTGGCTGCGGTCAATGCGCCGACCAGGGTGTTGTTGGTAGCGGTCGTGGTCAGACGCTTCGCGGTGTTGTCCCAGTAGATCTTGGCGCCGGCCGCGCCGGTGTCGGCGGTTGTGGCCGCGAGGGAGTACACCCCCGTGCGCTTGATCTCGACCTGCGTACCCTGCAGGGCGTCGTTGCCGGCGATGCCGAAGAGCGCGCCGACCAGCACCGCTTGGCCGCTCAGTACGTTGGCTGGAGCAATGACGGTGAGGGTGTCGCCGGTCTGGATGAAATTCTTCATGTTCGATTCCTGTGATGGATGGGTGGGCTGGCAGCGGCGGCTTACTTGCCGACGCCTTGGTACAAGCCACGGTGGTCCACGACCTTGGCCGCGAAGTCCAGGCGGCACTTCCAGGTCACGCCATCAGTCTCGAAGCCGGTCTGGCTTTCGATGACAGGACCTTCTGCGCCGTCCAGGTAGCAGTACTCGACGGTGTCAACCTGGCTGTTGTTGCTGGCGAGGTACCATGCCGAGTCGCTCATGGCGTCGAGGATCGGTTCGACGATCGGCTCGACAGCCGTGCGGCCACCGCTGCGGAATTCGTTGATGTCGCTTTGCTTGGCAGGCACGTAATTCGCACTGGTCAGGGCGTAGGCATCCTGTTCCAGCGAAGCTGGGACGATCAGGAAGTTCGGCGCCAAGTTCAGCTCTTCGTTTTGCAGGCCCTTCTGCAGGCGCATTGCAGTGCGGCCGGCCTTCAATGCCGCCAGCGACAGAGCCGAGCCAACACCCGTGCCAATGTTCTTGTGGTCGGTATCGAACAGCTGCTCGCCGTCGCCCATCGTTGGGTTGCTCGTCAGTTGGCTGTATACAAGGCGGTTTTCCAGGCGGCTCGAACTTGCGCCGAAGGCCGAGACCAGGCGCTCGAATGCACGCAGGTCATCGTTGATGATGGCTTGGCGGGTGAGCGATACCATGCGGCCGTAGGTCACCAGCGAGTACGACACGCCGGCGTCCTTCATCGTGCCGTATTTGAATTCGCCGTGCTCGTTGGTCTGCAGCAGCTCAGGCGCACCGGACAGCTGCACGATGCTGATGTTCTTGAAGTCGGGCGCGTTCGGCGCGCGGCGCGCCCACTGCGTATACGTGCCGGCGTTCTCGACGTAAGCATCGCGCATGCGCTTGTTGGCGACGTTGCCGAACAGCGCTGCGAAGTCGCTGGTGCCGTGCATGCCCGAACGGAAGGTCAGCATCTCGGTCGCCAGGCGCATACGGTCCATACCACGCGTCGAGACACCGCGCTCTTCGAGGAAATCACGGCCCAGTTCGAGCAGGCTCATGCCGCGGAACTGAGCGCCGTGCTCAGTGATCTTGGTGCCAGCCCACACGCGGTGCATGATCGCTTCTTCCATACCGGCGAAGCGAGTTTGCTGTGCGTCACCGATCAGCTGAATGCGGGTGTTCCGGTGACCGCCGCCTGCGGTGGAGTTGCGGGCCATTTCGTCAAGCACGGCAGCGCGTGCTTGGTCGACGGAATTGCCACCACGGATCAGGCCGGCGGCCAGATTGGTGACGCCATGGCGAGCGCACAGTTCCATGATGTCAGCGGAGCGAGTCACGGCTTCCTGTGCAGCGCGCGAGGCTACGTCGTCCGTGGCGGCCGGGCCAGCAAGTGCTGGTACTGGTGCCGACACTTGCGCCGGGGCTGGTGCAGGAGCGGCGCGGGTTGGATCGGCAGGCGCTGGATTCGGGGCGCCCGATTGGGTAGCAGTGGTCATGTTGTCGTCCTGGTTGGATGGAGCGGAAAGGGCGGGCGCCCGGGTGATGAATTCGCATGGGTGACCGTCCTGCGGCGCGCTGCGCGAACTTGCGCCAGCGTCGAACGGGACAGTCACGAAACTGATCTCGTACGGCTCCCACGCGACGGCGCGGTACAGCGGCACGTTGATGCCATCGGTACGGTCGATGGCGCGGGTAATCTCGTACTTGGAAACGCGGTAAGTGAAGCTGATCCCACGGATAATGCCGGCACGGATGTCGCCGATGATGCCGGCCAGCTCGGGCCGGGTCGAAAGGCGCAGCGTTGCACTGCCCTCGCCGTTCTGGATGCTGCCACGAATGGCGATACCGATGATCGACTTGAGGCCACCGTGGATATCGTGGTTGTCGATAACCTGAACCACGCCCTTGTCGAAGCGCGTCATATCGACGGCTTCGGGCGTGACGACCAGTTCTTCGTCGTATTGCGTATCGTTATACCAATCCCAGCGACGGCCCATTGCGCCAGTCGTCCAGACAACATCAATCGTGTTGTCGGCTTCGTTAAACGTGGATGGGACGAGCTCCGCGCCGCGCGACAGCGGCGGCATGTTCCGGGGATCGGTAGCGGAGCGGGTAGCTTTCGGCTGAATTGTTGGCGTCGTCATATCCGCATGATGCGGATTTCTCTGTCTCAATTCTCGGAAAACTGAGACAACTTTTCACGCGACTATTTTTTTTCGCTGACGACGTAGTAGCGACCTTCTCGGAGAGCCATTGTCTTCGACGCCAGTCCAACGCTTTGCGCGCTGCCCGCAGCCCCCAACTTAGTTTTCTCGCGTTCAACGGTGGCGATCTCGAACCCGCCCAACGGTGGCTGGCCAACATCGGCAACCGGCGCTACCGGCACCCTCGGAAATTTAGAAGCATCGATCATCAGTTATCAACCCTATTAAATTGCATGCTTCGGTAGAAGCGTTCGCCGTTGGCACAGTCGATGCGGAAGTCACAGTAGTTGACCCCAGCCGGCAGCGTGTCCATCCCACCCAATTTCACCAGTATCAGAGGTCCCTGAATCGCGGCGGGCACAAGCTCAATTACACCGACCGGAAATGCCTTCACCGCTGTAGCAGTTGTGCCGCTATCGATCAGGTCATTACCAATGTCGGCTACGTAATAGTTTTGGTCGTCGGCATCCTTATTGATCCACCATGTCCCGACCGGTTGCTTGAACCAGATCGTGCGGTCGAACCGCTCGCCGTTCGCGCACGTGACACGGAAGGTACAGTAGTTAATCGCACCTGTCGCGGCATTGAACCCGCCCAGCTTCACCAGGATTAGCTTGCCCTGGATGACGGGCTCCTCGAGCACCGTGACGCCGGCCACGATCCGTTCCACCGACGTAGCAGTGGTGGCGCGCTCGTCCAGGTCTATCGTGATGTCGGCCACCCAATAGCGCTCATCAAGCGGGTGTTTTTCGCTCCACCACCGCCCTGCTTCTAGGAAGGGAGCATTCGGCGTGACCGCACCCGGTACAGTGCCAAACGCCACCACGCGAGTGCCGCCCGGGAAAGCGACCCGACGGGATTCCGCAACCGTCGAGGCCGCCACCGCATTCTGCGCAGGCGGCTCGGCCAACGTGGTGAAACTCGCCGACAGTGGCGTGGCGCGGTTGCCAGCGGCGTCGAAGGCGCGCATCCGCACCGAGTGCGCGGTGCTTGCAGGCCGGCCGGAAACCACCACCGACCTGGCAGCATTGGCGATCAGGCTGTAGCTCGCGCCGCCGTCGATGCTGTATTCGTAGCCAGTGACGCCGATTGCATCGGTCGCTGCCGGGCACGACAACGTCGCACCCGAAGTCGTGATCGCGGATACCGTGATCTCGCCGGTCATCATGGGTGCTGTCGTGTCCGCCCCCGGGACCGCCATTTCCCAAATAACCGAATTTGGCTGCGCTTCAAAATCGGGGAGCAACCGCAGTTTGTTGTCCAGGCGTAGCGCAGCTTGGTCGATATATGCGCCGCTGTACGCGCCGACCGGATGCGTGATCGCGTACTTCTTCCACGTCGTACCAGAATCGGCGCTAGTGAAAAGATAAATCTGGTTGTTCGTGCCGAGCGTCGTCGTGATGTTGTCGTCGGTCGTCGCAGCGGTGACGATAATCTTCCCGCCGTGATACGCAACGTGTGGCGTGCCAGCGTCCTGCACGCCGTTGTGCGCCATCAGCCGAGTGCGCACCCACTTGTTGGCTGTCGTGTTGTACTTGGCCACCCACAGGCTGCGGAACGCTTCGTCTGGGTGCTGCCAGCTTGCGACCAGTAGCGGCTGTCCGTCGGCACCAATGGCGATACGCGCCACGCTTGAGTTGTGGTTGTAGTTGTTGTTTGGGAAAGCGATATCGCTGTCATCCGTGCCGCTTACCACAGGTAGATTCAGCGCCTTGCCGCGCATGGTCGTGAAGGTCGCACCGCCGTCCGTCGACTTGATCAGGTTAATGTTCTGGCGCGGGTAGCCCGACATTTCAAACGGCCCATTACCCTGCCGGAATTCGGTCGTGACATACAGCGTGTCAACACTCGTAAATGCGATTTCCATGCCGTACGAGCCGAGGTACGATGCGGCATTGCCAGCCAGAAAGTTAGAGCCTTTGCGCTCGAACGTGCTGCCGTTCCACTTATAGACGCCGGCCAAGTAGCCATTGCCTCGTGCGCCCATCCACATGCTGCCGTCGAACTGGTTACGGAAAAAGCGGCGGTACGAGCAGTTCGCGTCCAGTCCAGTCGGTGCTGTTGTCGCCGCCAATGCCGAAATGTCTTCGGTCGGCGATGCCAAACCAGCCCATGCGGTATGGTGCGCTTCGCCATACGCGATAACTTTGCCGTCGTCGGTCACGCACACGCTGCCGTCTCGATGCCCGATTGTTGTATCGTGCGTGCCGGTGCCAATTTGTACATCCTGAATCAGCTCGTAGGTGTTCTTGTTCAGTTTGGCCAGACGCGATTGCTGCACGCCGCCGACGGTCACAGGGGCGACGACATAGACAGCGTTGGCTGTGGTCCAAATAGGCGTGTACAGCGATAGCAGCGAAATCACCTTTGTTCCCGAGTACGGCGTGTTGAAGCTGGCCGGCGACAGGTTGCCTGCCGGCGTGACGTTGGCTTCGGCTAGATCGGGGGTTGGGACGAGCTCGAACCCACGGATTCGCATCGTGCCGCCGACGGTGTCCTGCTGGCGGCCCATTTTAAAGTGCGAAACGCGCCCCGAATCTTCGCGAGTGAACGAAAACGGCAGCTGTGACCGCTCAACAATCCCTGATGCCTGTGGGGGAACAAGGTCAATTATCTTGTTTGCATACACTGGGGTTGACGATGCTGTCCATTGCTCATACGCCCCGTAAAATCTAACCGACGCGGGTGAGGGGAAATTGGGAGCGCTAGCCAGCGACCACAGCATATAGACGTCGTACTTCTGCCCCACGACCGCGGTATCTGCCGTGAAATGGATTTGCCCCTGCGCGTTCGGGAAGGCGAATGCGGCTGCCCCGTCGACATCGGTGGCGGCGTACGGCGAACCGGTGCTAACTGCCATTTTGGATGGCAGGATTGTGATTGTGGGGGCGGCCATATTTTTATCTTGCCTTGCTGAGAGTTTCGAGGATGCCGTCGATTTCGGCGCGTGGCATCGTGACTAGTTGCTCGGAGCTCACGTCTTTGTTTCCAGCTCGATGGTTTTCATTCGCCCGCGCCGCTCGTACATCACCGTGGTGACGCCGCGATCGCGGAGCATATTCAGCGCGGCCGTGTAGGTTGCGCGGTCGACCTTGCCGACGGCACCGTGTACGTACGCGAACCAGTTGGTCAAGTGGGAGACCGAGATGATTCCGTCATACGGCCGGCGCTCCTCATAGCCGCCAGGCGCGGAGTACACGCGGATGGACGAGGCCTCGGGTTCCATATGCAGGTGGGTCATGTGGCAGCACCACTATCGGCAGGCGGCGTCGGCATATTTCCCCGCTGCATAAACAGCATCGTGTCGAGAATGCCCAACTCCCTCAGCCTAGCGATGTCCTTCGCGAGCTCGGTGTACACGACCTCCGGGTCGTATCCACGCTGCCGCAGCTTTTCGCTGAAGCTTGACAGGCCACCGCTGATCTCGGCCAAGTCGGCCTGCACGTCCTGCTGCGGGTTCACGTAATCCCACTTCGGCGGACTAAAGTCGACTGCCTTGTCACGCGACTTGATCTGGCCAGCCAGGTACGCATGCTCGATGAACGCATCATGGATCGGCACAAGCAGCTTCGGGATCAGGGTCAGCCACTGCATCTGCGTGACAGCGCGGCGGAAGTCAAGCAGCCGCACGCGGGCACTGCTGAAGTTCACCGAGCTCATGTCGCCGGTCAG